GTTTCCCGGCCAAGCGCCTCGGTCTCAAGACCAGCCTGCCGCCGAGCGACACCGGCCTCTATCTCGAGCGCCCGCGCCTGCGCCGCGCCGATCTGCCGCTGTTGGCCTGTCGCCATCAGGGACGAAGCCGCCGCAGCCGAGGCGATGACTCCCAAAGTGACCGGGTCTGCCATCAGAGCACCCTCGCGTACATGTCCATATCCTGACCTCGCTGGAAGGCCCGCATCCGGCCTTCACGCTCGAACCCGAGCATTCTCGCCCATCGGTGACCGGGCATAAAGTCCGGCACCACATAGGCCTCGACGCGCTCGATCCCGCAGCCGTCGAAGAACTCCGCAACCGCCCGATGCAGCGGGACCATCCACCGGCCTGAGTCCGCAGAGAGCAGCGCCCACGCCGACGCACGCCCCTCCCAGAGGTTCACGAGCCCGGCGCAGCAGACAATCCGCCCGCCCGCCCGCGCCGTGTAGCAGGGGCCAGCCTCGACCAACTCCTGCCCATACCCGGAACGCCCGATGAACGCCGACAGGAACTCCTGCGAGGGCTGCAGGCTCAACTCCCGAAGGTCAGCCGGGACGAATGGCAGCACTTCGAACGTCATCCCTGCGTCTCCATCTCGGGGTAGAGCGCGATGACGGTCATCGGGAGCGGCTGGTCAGCCACCACCCAGATGCGCCCGTCCGTCTCGTAGCCGCCCGAGAAGGCGAACACGTCGGTGTCCCCGGTCAGGAGCGGAGGCACCTCGTCCATCAGGTCGGTGGTCGTGCGGTACTGGATGAGATCGAGGTTGGTCCGGCTCGGGCCGACCTTGCCGCCCAAGCTCGCATAGAGCCGCAGCCCGATCTTGTGGATGCGCTTGATCTTGGCCTGCGCCGTGCCGATCGACGCCCCGGCCTCCAGCCGCTGGGTCGCCAGCGTCGAGGTGTAGGGGTAGCCGACCGTCGCGCGCGAGGCCGGGAACGGCAGCGTCACGGTCCCGTCCGTGACCAGCAGCCCGGTGACCTCCTGCCCGTCAGCCAGCGCCGACACCGTCTCGCCCTCGAGGTGGTACATGCCCCGCAGGGAGGTCGCAGTCATGCGCCACTCATTGAACGGGACATCATCATTCGGGAATGCCGCGATGATGGTGGTCCTCACGCTCTCTTGGTCAACATAGGTCGTGATGCGCGCACGGGCGGTACGCCAGAGCTCGGCGTCCGTGTCGTAGTACCGATACACCACCTCGCGGTTGACATCGCTCGGCAGGAACACCGGGTCGTTCACCACCATGAAATCGCCGTTCTCAGCCGTGATGAACTCATTTGCCTCGCTAGCAATCTCAAGGCTCGATGTCACCGTAAACAGCACATTGGTGCTGCCGACCGTCTGGTACCCGCTCGACAAGAACAGGTCCGCCGGAATCACCGGGTTGAACTCCAGCGATGCGTCAAGGTAGCCGGCACCCTGCACATCGTCGCCCTCCTCAATGGACTGGCCGATGTATTCGATGAAGCGCCGGGTCTTGCTCACATCCAATTCCAGCACTAGCCGATCCTCTCCCTCGGTCAGCAGGTCACCGCCAGCCTCGAGCGCCAACTCGTAAGGGATGTCGCCCTCGACGGTGCGGGACACCACCAGCCACACATCATCGAGGTCGCCGTTGGGACTAGGGATTATCTGCACCGCCTCGACTTTCGCGTCCGTCCCAGCGATGGGGTGCTGATGCCATCCGTAGATGTTCTGCTCGCGGTCGTAGGTCAGGCCGATGAGCCGCCCGTCACCGAGGACGCACCACAGGATGTCATCCGGTTCCTTCTGGTACTCCATGTCCACGATGCCGGACCGGGTGATCTCCGGGTACAGGACGCTCATGTCCCGCGGCACCCACGCATCGACCTGCAGGTCGAACCGCAGCTCCATGATGCGCCGGCCACCGACGCGCGCGAACAGCACCGCATCCTCGACGAGCGCCGGCTCGAGCTCCATCGACCCCTCAGCCGACTGCAGGTCGAACTTCACGTTCTCCGGGCCGAGCGGCGCCGTGGTCACGTTCTCGCGGATGGCGATCTCCGCACCAGCGGTGCCGACGATGAGGGCATTGCCCGGGCGCATCCAGCGCACCTTGTCGACGTTGCCGACCGCGAGCGTCAGGTTGAGCGCGTTGTCGGCCAGGATCTCGCCGAACGTGTCGGGCGCGTGGGAGCCGTAGTCGCCGGCCACCGAGGCATAGACGTTCTGCCCGCCGCCCCACCAAAGCCGATCGCGCCAGAACGCGGTCTTGTACGGGTACGCCCCGCCCATGCCTTCGCCCCATGCGCCGATGCGGTAGGAGCAGGAGGTCGACCCGAGCAGCTCGGTCGGCGCGACGCCGGGGCCGACGATGTCGGCGCTCACCTGAGCCGTGCTGGTCACCGCCGTGATCTTCAGCACCACATAGCCGGGATGCAGGAACTTCCACAGGACGCCGGCATTGCCGTCGTAGTCCTGCCCCTCCTCGTGGATTGGACGCACCGCGCCGGTCGTGGCGCTGTTCACCGCCTCATAGAACTTGCCCGAGGACTTGCGGATGTTCCCCGCCGTGATGGCCTTGGCGGTCTCCCACTGGGTCGTGGTGATGTTGATGGGTTGCAGCCGCAGCAGCATCCCGACTGAGTCATTGTCGAAGATGGCCGCGCCGGCAGACACCGTGACGTTGCCGGTGGTGCCGCTCAGGGTGAATGCGAGCTTGGTGTCCGGCTCGCGTTGGAACGGGCCGTCGCTTGGCGCGTAGGCCGCGAATGCCCAGCTCGTGTTGCCCGAACGGGTGAGGGTGCGCGGCTGATAGCCCTCGCAGCCGATATACAGCACGTCGCCGGACTGAGCGATCGAGAGCGCCGACGTCCCCTCCGGGGTGAACAGGTCATCCACCGCATAGGGCGACGTGATGGTGTAGACCCGCCCGAGGTCGCCGCCTCCGGCATATGCACCATACCCGGTCGTGTCGATGATGCCGCCATCGATGTCGTAGAGCTCAAAGGTCTTCGCGCCAGAATTGACGTTGGTCACCTTCACGTAGCGGCCATTGACCTGAGTCATGCCGGCCACGCCCGAGACATACATCCAGTCGCCGTTCGACGGGTTCGCCCCGACATAGGTGACCACGCCCGGGTTCGCCTGCGTGATGCCGGAGATGTCGATCGGGTCTTCTAGCACTACGCCGCGGTCGGTGTAGAAGCGGCAGTATTCGTCACCGAACTCGATGACATAGGCCTGGTCGAACGCGAACTCAAACCGTTGCAGCCACACCCGCTTGTTGGGGAAGCGCGTCTCCAGGACGTACTTGGTGCCGGGACACCGCTTCGCCGGACCTTGCGCGGTCGGGATGAACCGCCGCATCCGGTGCGCGCTCGAGGAGTACTTCTCGAAGTCGGTGCGCCCGCCCATGAGCGAACCCACCTCGCCGCCGTTGAAGTTGACGATGGCTGGATTGACGTTTGGCATCAGAGCCTCACGGTCAGCCAAGTCGTGTCGGCGATGCTCTCCGGCGGGTTTTCGATGGCATTCGCACGGATGGCATCCATGAGCGCCATCCGGTAATCGCGCAGCGCGGCGTTCTTCTTCGCGTCAGACTGGGTCAGCGGCTCGCAGACGTTGTAGGCCAAGAGGCCGGCGAACGCATCATCGAACGCGGAATCGAACTTGGTCGGGTCAGAGATGCGGGCAAGGTAGCGCAGATTCAGCGAACCCGAACTGCGGGTCAGGATCTTGCCGCCCTCGATGACATACTCCTGGCCGCCGCTGCTGATGAGGTCGGACAGGTCCGGCGCAGGGTAGTAGGCGTTGATCTGAAGCACCCGCAGGCAGTCCGCCGGCAGGGTGTACTGGTGCGAGTAGTCGAACACCGGGGTCGCCACATCCTCGGCGAGGCTCGCCCGCTTGACGCAGAAGCGCCAGTTGAAGGTGCGCTGCAACTTGTCGCGCAGCATCCCGTAGATGGCATTGAGCTCGCGCGCGGGCTTGGTGTTGTCCGTGAGCGCGGTGATCCGCAGATCGCCGAGCTTGGTCAGCGCGAGATTGGCAATCGCAACGTCACTGGTAGCCACGGGCGCCTCCCGCGGCTATCAGGCCGGCGGCCAAGTATCCTGAGTGATCGCTTCCTTGAGCGTGTCGATGGCGAGCAGCACCTCGAGCTTGCTCATCCCGATGAGGTCCACGCGAACCTCGATGTCGAGGCCGGTCGTGGACGCACTCTCGGTCACGCTGCGGACACCGGCAGCGCCACGGTCGATTCCATAGAAACGGTCAGCCATGTCTGTCTCCCAGAAAGAAGGGGCGAGCCGGTTGCCCGACCCGCCCCTATGCCTTACGCCGTGTAGCGACCGATGAGCTTCACGGTGGCGGTGGCGTCAGCGGCCGCCGTCAGCGTGAGCGTCACGTCGTAGAACACGCCCGGATCGGCGGTGAGGCCGAGGGCGTCCCACAGCTCCTTGCCCGAGTTGGCGATGGTGAAGAAACCACCGCCCTCGTGCAGAACGTCCACGCCGTTGAGCGCACCGTCCTTAAGGGACAGGGCGTCGGCGAAGAAGTTCGCATCGACCACCGCGCCACCGTCCTTGGCCGTGCGGTACAGGCCGATGTCGGTGATGGTCGTGGTGCCGATGTCGGGCGAGTAGATGCGGAGGTCGGTCACCACCGCGTTCGACGGGAGCCGGAACATCCGGTACGTCGAGGCGATGCTGTCCGTGTCCGTGATCGCCACGGTGGCGACCTCGATGCGCTCGAAACCGCCATCGACACGAGGGTTGTTGAGGACCGCCGGGACTGCGTCCGCGTTGGTGACGAGAGTGGACTTGAGATTGACTACAGCCATGATGGTCTACTCCCTTACTCGGCGCAGAGGATGTCGACGACCTTCTTCTCCTCGGTGCGGGTGGCACCGAAGGTCCCCATCAGATAGATCTGGAAGGGGTGCGAAGACAGGTCACGACGTTGGGTGACGTTGGACACGATGTCGTTCCACATGCCGAGGTGGATGCCCGAAGGCACCCAGACCGGGCAGCGGCGGTGGGTCGTGCCGGAGGACAGCGGCAACCGCTCGATGTGGACGAAGTTGATCCCGAGGAACCGGGTCACCTTGCCATCCTGCATCACCGGAGCCGCGGAGTTGAAGTCCGCGTTGGTGACCTGCAGCTGCCCGAGGAGGTCATCGTGCTGCTCCGCCGTGATGGCGCAATAGACCGGCTCGGCGTCGAGATCGACCTCGTTCTCCATCAGGATGCGGCGCGCCTCGCGGAGTTTGTCCACCGTGAGGCCCACGTTGCCGGCGGCGGAGTAGTTGACCGCGACCTGCTGGTTGGTGACATCGAACACGGTGTTCGTGCCGCCGGCCTCGCCGGTCTTGTTGGTGCCGTAGATGCCGCTGATGATGACGTCGTCCAAGGCGCGGCCCATCGCGTACAGCCCGTTCTGGCTGTAGGCGGACTGGGGGTCGGCCAGGAGGCGGAGCTTGTCGAAGTTGTCGATGAGGTCCGCCCAGTCGTAGTCCTCCGGGAACACCCAACGACGGTTGTTGGGGGTGTTGACGGGGACGATCGGCTGGTAGCGGGTCGAGACCACGCGCGCGGCGGTGGCGCCGTACTGCGTGACGACCTCGGACTGCTTGCCCTTGTAGCTGCCGGTCTGGACGGTGCCGCGGAGCTTGGAACCCTTCTGCTGCAAGAGCAGCGAGATGTTCGTGCCGTACTGGACGGCATAAACGGATGCGATGTTGTCGGCCATGATGCCTCTCCGAAATCAAGTGAATGATGTTCTCGGATGGCTTGTCCGTCGCCGGGGCCGACCTTGCCCGTTCCGCTCGGGCCATGCGACCGTCTTTCCGGTCGTCAGCGGGGTCTTGCGACTTGTCCGACCTTCAGAAAAGAGCCGGGAGGGGGTGCCTCCCGGCAAACGACATGAAGGCTCTCGAGCCGGATACTACTGACACTCTGCGGAGCTTGCAACTACTCCGCCGGCATCTCCGGGTTGGCGAGCCGGGTCAGCCGCATCATCTCCTCGATCGCGCTCTGGCGCACCCGTTCATCGGTGTGCATGTAGCGCGCCATGAACTCCTTGTCGGCGAACATCGCGGCCTGCTTGTTCCGCGCCTGCGCCGGGGTCAGCGCGCCGGCAGCCGGGGTGTCGCTCGAGACGAACGCCGACTCCGAGAACTGCGCCCCGATCGCATGGAACAGCTTCATCAGCTTGGCGGTCCCCATGGCCCGCTCCATCGCGTCGAAGGTGTCCTCGTCGATCCCGGCCTCCTTGCTGAACTTCAGCACCGCCCGCTTGGCGAGCTCCTCGTTCTGCGCCGCAGCCGCGCCCCACTCACCCTTGAGCGCCGCATACTCGGCCTCAGATTGGGTCGAGAACGCCTCATCCGCTGCGGTGATCCGCTGGGTCGAGGCGCTGTTCCACCACTCGGCCAGCCCCTTGGCCTGCTTGGCGGTGAGCCCGAGCTGGTGCAGCACCGGGGCGACCGACTGGGCGAACGAGCCGTCATCGCCCTCCGGCACCGGCAGCTCGTACTTGTCGGGGGTCTCCGGTCGGCCGAGCCGCGCATAGAGCGAGTTCCAGCCGTCCGCATCATCGTCGCCCTTCGGCGCGAGGATGGTGCGACCGGCCTTGTCGGCGCCGAACACCTTCTCGAGGTTCTGGTAGGACAGGAGCGCGTCAGCCGGTCCCTTCCACCCCTTCGCCCTGACCAGCTCGCCGAGCTGGCCGGTCGTGGCGGGGTCGAGACCTTCCGGCGCGTACCATGCAGGAGCCGCTGCCGGGGCAGTCGGGTTGCCTGCGGATGCAGACCCTTGATCGTCACTCATCACGGAAATCCTCTTGCAGATTGGTCAAGGTTCGTTCGTCCAGGTGCAGCGCCTCGACAATCATCTGCACCGTCTCCTGCCGGCCAACCATCCGGCCAACTTGGAACATGTCCGCCTGCGAACCGGGGGCGGCAGGCGGCTTACCGAGCCTCGCGAACCGCTTCAGGTGCGCGACCACTATCCGGCCATCGTCTGACAGTTCGTTGCTCTGGGGGTTGAGGAACAGCCGCTTGTAGGCGCGGCTCCTCCACAGGATCTGACGGATACGCGCCAGCATGTGATTCATGTGCGATTGTCGTCCTGCCGGAAGGCCTTGCCACCGCAGCCGGGGGCCTCAGTGTACCACCCGTGATGCGCCGCATGAGAGCACCAGACCCGCTCCTGCCTCTGGGTGATGCCAGCCGCCCACCAGCACAGGCGGCAGAGCAGGGTCGATGATGGATTCCGACCCGTGGTATCGCTCACACGGCCTCGCCACGGAACCACGCCTTGCCACCGTCCACCACCACGATCTC